TACCCAAGTTATCGCGCCAGTCGTTGCGCCACGCAAGGGTGGCGTGACCATTACCAGAGATGGCTACGAAGTCAAGCAGTATGAGCCTGCCTACATCGCACCACGTCGCGCTCTGACTGTCGTTGACCTCGAGAAGCGCCAGTTTGGTGAAGCGCTCTACTCCAACATGTCCCCGGCACAGCGTGCGCTGGCCATCACCACCAAAGACATGCAGGATCTCAGCGACATGATCACCAGACGTGAGGAACAGATGTGCGCTGAGGTCATGCAGACCAACAAGCTGTCCCTGACTCAGATCGCAGACGACAAGGCAAATGGAGAAAAGTGGGACATGGCCTTTTACACCGAGGCCAGCAACCCAGCTGCCTACACGCCAACCGCCAACTGGTCCACCTCCAGCACCACTATCCCTAAGGACATCGCCGCAATGGCACGTATGCTGATCAAGCGTGGCCTTGGCGCTACCGATCTCATTATCGGCACCGATGTTGTTGATATACTCATTAATAACACCAATATCCAAAACCTGCTGGATATCCGTCGTTATGAGCTGGGTAATGTAGATCCATCCCTGCTCCCTGCAGGCGTATCCCGCCTCATGGTGCTCAATATCGAAGGCCGTGACATCACCGTATTTGCTTACGGAGAAGAGTATACCGATTACGCCACCGGCGAAACCAAACCATACATTGATCCTAAGACGGTCATCCTTACCGCACCTGGTGCAGGCCGCATCGCGTATGGTGCAGTCACCCAGATGGAAGAGACCGACAGATCCTTCCACACCTACACCGGCAAGCGCATCCCTAAGGTACTTACCAATCCTGAGGGCGAGACCCGCACCATCACCATCAAGTCCCGTCCAATCGTAATGCCTAAAGCGAAGAATCCGTTTATCGTGGCCAAAGTGCTGGCTTAGTAGGAGGTGCTCGAGATGGCAAAGATCAAGATTGTCAAAGGTGTCTACGGTTATTGTGGCGTCAATATGGACGGCCATACTACCAAGCCAAAGACGCCGAAGGACGCGCCATTTGAACTCAACGACAAGCGCGCTGCCGAGCTGGTTGCAGACGGCATCGCCGTCTATGTCAACGATGACGGAGACCTGCTCATTGATGACAACGGCGATGTCGTTGTCGGCATGGTGCCGGAGTATTCCACCGAGATGAAAGCGGCAGAGCTGCGAGACATTGCTAAAGAGCATATGGGCCTGACCTTTAAGGTGGGCACCAGTAAGGCCGATATGATCGCAGCAATGGACGCTGCCAAGGCTGAGGCTGTAGAGGATGCCGCCGAAGACGACCTGCCAGAGCTCGACCTCGATGAGGTCGTGCAATGAGTACAGAGCTGAGTGGCTTCAAGGAGATGGCACGAGCTGACCGCTTGAACGTTTTCCTGGACGTCGACTACTTCGGGGAATTTTATCACATCGAGGGTAAAGAAATCCCTATCGTGGTGGACAACGACGAACTAAAGGAACGACAGGCAGGTCAGGATATCGCCATCGCTGAAAGCGCCACTCTTTTTTATGCCCGCGTGGAGGATCTTCCGCCACGGCGCGCACCTGGCGAAAACCTGAACGTCAACGGCAGAGAGTGCCTTGTTGATGATTGGCAGGTTGACCAGGACATGGCAACCGTAACACTTAGACAAAACATTGTTGGATAGGAGGGATGAGCCTTGAACATAGTGCAAATCATCGACGATGTTACGTCCTGGGCACAGGAGAACATCTGCAATATTGTTCAACTCAAAGTCCCCCCAACCGAAGATACAGAGCCGATAGATGGGCAATACGAGTACGAGCTCGCCCATCCATCGGCTTTTGCTTTATACGTTCCGAGCAAGGATAAGCTGCCAGAGAACCTCAAGTCTGAGATCCCGTATCTCAGCGTGCGGTTTGTTGAGGGCGCGGATCAGCTTGACGCCGGAGGCGGTCGAGGCGGCAGTATCACGCTGCAATTTATCCTGTGTACCTGGGATCCTGGACTCCATAGCAAAGACATCTTTAGGTATCAGGGCGGGATGAGCTACAGCAACGACGAGCCGCCGGGACAGTTTATCAGATCCGGCGAAGGCTGGCGGGACGCCTGGAATTTCCTGGACACCGCTCGCCGCGTCATCGAGAGCAACACCTATGTTGCGGGCTATGAGTTGGACGTCAACTCAGGCGTGCACTTCGGCCCGTGGGAGGAGATGGACGGGAGCAATGACTTCTATCCGTTCTGGCTCTCGTGGGTACAGTTCACGCTTAATTATCCAATCGTCAGGAACGTTGAAGCGTTTAACGAATATCTGTAAAAGGAGGTAATAGCCTTGGCAACCACCTATCTTCACGGTGCATACGGCACGCTGAAAGACTCCATCTTCCAGCCGATCACTCAGTCTGGCACCATTGCCGTCTATGTCGGCACAGCGCCGGTAAACCTCGTGCGCGGCTATGCTGAGTACGTTAATGCACCTGTCAAGCTGGACAACCTTAATCAGGCGCGCCGTTACTTCGGCGATAGCACAGACTGGGAAACCTTTACTTTGTGCGAGGCCTTCAAGGCGCACTTTAACAACCCTGACGGCAACGTCGGGCCGATTATCGTTATCAATGTGCTGGACCCTGCCACCCATAAAAAGGCGCAGGCTACCACCACACAGCTAACATTTGCTAACAAAAAGGCCACGATCACCAGCGACAAGATCATCCTCGACACTTTTGCCCTTGCGGATAAGGTCGAGGGCACTGACTACACGCTGGATTACGACTACACCAAGCAGCAGGTCATTATCAATGACATTAGCTCTGCTGGCATCAATGAGCAGGTGCAGGCAACCTATAACGAGGTTGATACCACCAACCTTGATAAGGATGACATCATCGGCGGCGTAACCGCTGGCGGTGTATACACCGGCCTCGGCTGCGTGCAGCTGGTCTATCAGGAGCTTAATTGGATCCCTAATATCATTGCAGCGCCAGGCTGGTCCCATGACAAAGACGTCTACGACGCCATGATCACCGCAGGTATGCAGATCAACGGTCACTGGGACGCCTATGTCGTCGCCGACCTGCCTATCGAGGACTGTGACACTATTGAGGACGTCAAGACATTCCAAACCGCCAACGGATTTACTAATGAGCGATCCGACGTGTGCTGGCCTATGGGCATGGACAGTTCAGGCAACATTTACCATCTGTCCACAGCCACTGTCTGGCAGATGCTCTTGACCGACGCCACCCATGACGGCGTGCCATTCGAGTCTCCATCCAACA